TCGCTGTCGGTGGAAACCCGGCAGTAGGCCGCGACACGCAGTTTCGGCTTTTCATTTTCCCAAATCGGGTTGACAGCGCGGGAATCTATTTTCGTGACCTTTTTCACATTTTCACCCCCTCGGTCAGTGTGTCATGTTACCTCCGACGGACTGTGATAGCAACGGATTCATGGCATAATCTCCGCCAGCGCGGGAGAGAAAGATTCGCGGTTTAAGGCGGTGATCCTGTCGAATTCGGACAACGAAATCAGCCCTCGGCCGCGCATGGATTCGAGTATTTTCTGCGCCCGCGCGTAGTCCGCTTCCCGCTGAAGCGCCTCCTGCGTCATGCGCGGCGTGGTTGGAATTGTTCCGTCTGTCTGCAGTCTGTCCATGACATTACCCCCAAAGCAGCTTTCTTTACTACCCACTGGAGGTGAAGGCGCCGCTTTGACGAAAGCAGGCAAAAAAAATAAACCCACCGAGGAACGAATCCTCAGTGGGTTTTGCACTTATTTCGGCAGTTTCAGCTTCTGCCCGGCATAAATCGTATCCGAGCTCAGCCCATTGAGCGTCTTGATTTCCTTGTACCTCGTGCCGCTGCCGAGCTTCTTGGCGGCGATGCCCCAGAGGGTGTCGCCCTTGACCACGGTGTAGGTTTCATAAGTTGGCGTGGCTGAAGCGCTCTTTCCGGAAAGAATCTCGTTGACTCGCGCCTGCACGGCGGCATAGTCATACCCAGCGGCGGTCAGCTTTTGCCTGCGCGTTTCGCCGTTGCCCCAATTCCCGCGGATGACCTCCCACGCCAGCTCGTCTACCGATTTGGCTGTGGATGAAGAAGAGGTTCCCGAACCGTTTTCCAGCAGGCGCTTGACCTCTGCGCGGAAGGTATCCATGCTTTTGCCGTGCTTGGGGAACCAGTGCATCACGTCGCCGTGGTTGCTGGCGATGCCCAGTTTATGCCCCTCGCTGTGGCAGATGAGATACGGCCGCTCCGGGCGGATGCCGTACTGCTTACAAAGGTAAGCGCACAGTTCCACGGCTTCCTTGTAGACCGCGTTGAAATATGCCGCGTCGGTCAGATTATCTTCGCAGATTTCAAAGGAAATATGCGTGTCGTTGCCGGAGCCTTGGGCGCCGCTCCCGCAGTGCCAGCCGCGCATGTTCCACGGCAGCGTCTGGTAAGCGGCGATCGTGCCGTCCGCCAGTTTCCCGACGAAGGCGTGCGGGCAGACCTGTCTCCCGCCCGGCTTGTCGGTGTTCCAGTGGTTGTTGTATTGGTTCTTGCCGAGCAGGCCGTCGTCGGGTCCCACATAGCGCTTGAGATTGGGATTGTTCGCCCCGGTGGAATGCACCATAATGCCACGGGGCGTGATGGTTTTGCCCGCCTTGTAGCAGGCGTTGTTGGTCAGAAGCAGTTTGTGCAGGTTCATGTCATTTGTCCTCCTCGTCGCCGCGGTCATGCAGCTGTTCCAGAACCGCCTTCAGTTTTTCGGGGATGGGAAGCCCCAGATGCCCCGCGTTTTCCAGAATGGACACACCCTCGTTGGACAGATAGAAAAAGATGACCGCCGTGCGCACCGCGCCGCCGTCGCCCAGCACCTGGCTGTCGATGATGTTGCCCACGCCCACCAGCGCGAAAATGAGCACCTTGCGAGAGATGCCCTTGAAGCCGATTTCGCTGGAGAGCTTTTTGTCGGCAACCGCGCACAGCACGCCCGTCAGATAGTCGAGGACGACAAACGCCACCAGCGCGTAGAGAAAGCCGTCCCACCCGCCGAGGAACCAGCCGAGCGCACCGCCGACAGCAGCCAGCGCGGCCTGAATCCAGACCCAGATTTCCTTCATTGTAAAACCTCCGTTTCTTTGCTTGGTATGTATGAAAAAAGCGCTCCCGCGCAAAGCGGAAACGCTTGAATGTGTGTTATTACAGCGACAGAATCAGTTCGGCAAGCTGATTCATCACCGCCGCACGGGGTCTGCCCGTGCCGAGTTCTTCCCAGTCCGGCTCCGGTACGGCAAAGCCGGAGGCCGTGCTGTACTGGTTGATGATCGCAATTACCGGTCCCACGGCGGTACGGATTTCCAGAATGTGAAGCGGCCAGTTTTTCACTTCCGTTCTGCCCGCCGTGATCTCCTCACTCCACGAACCCGGCGCAAGACCATAGTAGTTCCGCACGGTGTTGACGGCGGTGCGAAGCGCTGTGATGTGGGAAGCCTTCACCTTGGTTTCATTGGCCGCAATCTCCTCAAAAGGGGACGCCAGTACCGTGAAGGAACGGGAAATCTCCGCGCTGGGCGCTTCAAAGTCGGGATTGACACAGCGCACCGTGAGCGTTTTTGTACCCGCCGACTGCGTCTCGGCTTTAAACATCACCGCCGCACTGCCGCCGACCGTACCGCTGGGAGAAAACAGGGACGGATGGTTCACGCCGTCCTGCCAGCCGCCCGTGCCGATTTTCACCTGCGCCACCTGTTCGGAGGGCTGTGCGCCGGCAGTCATCAGCACGCGGGGATTCGGATTGTAGGTGGCGGAGCCGTTTTTCGGCGCCGCGATCACCGGCTCGTCGCAGGCGGCCGCCACGCAGAAAATGCTGTTGGAGACCTGCTCGGCGGAATAGACGTCCAGCGTGTCGATGGTCCACAGGCCGTATTTCGTGTAGGTGCCGGGCGTCGTGGAAGCCACCGCCGTGCGCGTACCGGAGGACGCGGAGAGATCGAAGTTTTCCAGCACGTTCCATGAAGTCCATGTTGAACCGTCGATCGAGGTTTTGCTTGCCAGCATGTAGCCCTTGATGGGGCTGGTTCCACCCGACGCGCCGCTCCATGTCAGCGTGATGGGGCCTGCGCTGTAAACTGACGGAGTCGCCGTCAGGGTTGTCGCGGGCTGGGGCGGCGTATTCTTCCTTACGGAATTCGTGGACACCTTCCAGCCCGAATAGTAGCCGGAGCCAGCGGAGCCCTGCGTGCGCACCCGGAACCGGCGGTAAGTTCCCCGTGCGGCGGGCGGCGCGACCGATAAACTTCCCGAACCGGAAGAGGAAGAAACGGTGCTCAGCGCCGTCCAGCTGCCCCAGTCGGTGTTGTTGGAGGAATCGCCGTACTGGATTTCAAAGCCGGTGACGGCGTTGTTCGTTCCTCCCGATGCGCCGCTCCACGAGAGCGCGGCACTTCCCTCCGCCACCGTCGGGGAAACCGAGCAGGCGGACGGCGCACCGCAGGCGGTGGTCAGAAGCGGCGAGCTGATCACGGTATAGCCGGAATTGTCGATCACGCCGGAATTCAAGGTAAGCCGCCCGTCCGACACCACACGGAAGCGCACGCCCTGCACCGCGTTTCCGCTTGTCGAGGTGCAGGTCACCGTCACAGAACGGTAGCGGGGCGCGGTGCCGTCCCAGTTGTCGTTGTCAGGGGCCTTGATGCGCACCTGCCCGGACGAGCCGTTGACGGTAATCGTGCAGAGCAGGGCGTAGCCGCTGTGAATGTAGGAACCGGAAGAGGCCAGCGCCGCCGCAATCGTAAAATGGTAGATCATCTGGCTGTTGTTCGGCCGGCTTTTCGTATAGGTGATGGTGTAGTGAACCGTGGGGCCGCTGCCTGCGTTCAGGGTTACGCCGTTGATATCTGCCACTGTAAATCACCCGCCTTCATTCATAGACCGCCGTAATCAGCGAATTGACCGTGCCGCAAAGGGCGGTGTCCAGCCGCCGGTCGGTGATGTCCCCGGCGGCAAGGCTGACCGCACCTGCCGCGACGGCGATATCCGCCAGTGCCAGCTCATAGATGTTGTCGCTCCGGGTCAGCGATGGAGCAGAGGGAGACGCTTCCGCCGTTCCCGTCAGCACCGCCGCAGAAATTTGGCGCGCCACCGCGTCCCAGCGGATCACCGCCCGGTCGACGCGGGGATTCACGCCGTCTGCCGCCGCAAGCGTCAGGTTCCGTGTTTCGGTATTTTCGTAGGCATAACCATTGATCCAAGCACTGCCGGCAAGGATATTCACCGACAGCCCGCCGCCCGGCGTCACGCGCAGATTGTCGGCGTTTGTGTAGAAGATGCCGTTTGACACCAGTTTTGAAAAATATCCCGCAAAATCGGACGCGTCGTACATTCGGTCGCTGCCGGTGCTGTTGAAAAATCCGCTTTTCTCCATCGTATCACCCTTCCTGTTTTAATTTTTGAGCCAGCGTGAGCACGCCCTTGCCGAACGTGATGTCCAGACTCTGCCCGGCGGCGTCATAGCTCTCCTCAATCTCCGTAATGCGGGCGGTAAGCGTCACGCCCCATTTCTTTGACACCACCTTCACGGTTTGACCAAGGTCGAAATCCGTGCCGTAGGTCAGATTGCCGTGGGGGTTGACGGACGCGTCAAAGGACTGCGCCATCGCAAGCTCGCTTAACTTGCTCTGCCCCTGAAAGAGCAGGGCGGCGGTGTATTCGTCCCCGAAATCCTCGGAGCGCAGGCTTTTGGCGTCCACAAACACCTCCCGGCGCTCAGTGCCCTCGCTTTCCCCGTACACGGCAAACACACGCTCCACGCCTTCGCCCTCGCCGCCGACCAGCGCCACATTGGCATAGTCCGAGGCGCTTTTGGTAAAGGTCTGGGACGTGAGATTTTCATACTCCCACGAGAACACCACCTGCGACGCGGCGCCTTTGTAAAGCGTGACGGTGAAGATTCCGCCTGCCGGGGAGAACATCGCCTTGATGCCCGCGTCCGCCGCCTCGCACAGACCCGTCGCCGCGTCCATGAGGTTTTTGTAGGAAATCTGCGTGCTGACCGGGTCCGACAGCCCGCCGCCGTCATAGACGATGAAGTCCATCCGCCGGTCGGTGTTGCCCGGGCTGATGAGGTGGTTGTTGACCAGCTGACCCACGCAGTCGGCAAGCGTGCCATTGAGAATCTCTGTATCCCATACGATGCGCCGGGCAAGGTAGGAAACGGCAAACCTCCCGCTGACGGTGATGAGCTCCTTTTCGTCCTGTGAGATTTCCGCATACTCAATCACGCCGGCTTCCTCACCGCCGCTTTTCCAAAGAAGATTCCCCAGCGTCAGCAGAGCGAAATTTTCCGCCGTGGCGATGGCCTTGAGTTCAAAGCTCCCGCACTGGGAATACCGCCTCGTCCAGCGCAGATATTCAAAAGACTCCACCACGCCGGCAGGGCGGCGGTTCGCGTCAAATACATACAGTTCCATAAGATCACACTCCAAGATACTGCGGGCGGTAGTACAGGCTGACCTCCAGCAGTTCCTTACCCGCCGCCGCATCATAGCGGAGGGTGGTTTTCCCCGGCGAAAGCTGAAGGAAGGTGGAGCCGGTATCCAGCAGACTGAACACGCTGACTTCCTCGCCGCTCTGTATCCGCACCACCCGCTTGCCCGCAAAATGGGTGTAGGCGCGGATTTCCTCGCCGGCGGTCATGACGGTGTTCAGGCGGACATATTCGCCGGTGGCGGCATCCATCAGTTCCGGATTTGTTACTTCGCCCAGCGCCCGGAACACGATTCGGCACCCGCAGGAGACGTCCCCGGGATTTTCCACCGTGATAATCTGGCTGGGCTGTCGGGAGCCGAATTCCACGCCGCCTTCCGGGATTTCCAGCACGAAATGAAAGAGCGGCGTCCAGCGCGCCAGCTCCGCGCGGACTTCCGAGAGCGCCTCAAAGAAAGGTGAGGGACACAGCAGGCTGACGAAAAAGCCCGGCGCGCGCTCCCTGCCGGAGGCGGTGAACCCGGCTTCCTCCACCACGCAGGCAATCTGCCTGCCGCGGTAAGTCAGCGTGCCCTGCTGTTTGGGCGTGAAAATCCGCAGGAACTGCTTTCTTTGCTCATATGCCGCATTTGGTGAGGACGCCACAATCGTGCCCTCCAGCGTGATGTTGCGCATATCCAGCGCGGAGGAGATGAAAAAAGCGCCGTCCTGCCGGGGCGCCTGAAAGGTGTTGACGGTCTGGCGGACGCTTCCCGCGCCGTCAAGTTTCGTCAGGAAAAACGGCTTTGCCTGCCGCAGCGTCAGTTTATCTCCCGATTCGTTGGTATAGGTCAGTTCCATGCCGTCCCTCCTTTAGTACTCCAGCGCCAGCTTGCGCGAGAGGTTTTTAAATTCCCGGGCCAGTTCCTTTTCGGACAGCGCCTTGGGAGAAACCACCGAGATGTTCTGCGTGATGCTCGTTCCCGCGGAGACTGTCCGTCCGGACGTGCCGGCGCTTACGGAGAAGCTGCTGGGGATGGCGTTCTGCATCTCACGCGACACGGAAGCCATGGCATCCTCGAACCCCACGCCGATGCCTTCGCCCATGTTCCGGCCAAGCCCGGCGAACAGCGTCGAGGGCGAATGGATGCCGAAAAAGTCCTTGATGCGATCCACGATGCCGCCGAAAAAGCCGCTGATTTTGTTCCACAGCCACGCGCCGGCATCCGAAACACCCTGCCAAAGGCCCTTGATGAGGTTTCCGCCCACCTGCGCCATCTGCCCGATATACCCGGTGAACGCCCGGACGAGGCCCGCCACGATCTGCGGCACCGCCCTGACGATTGCCGCAATGATGGAGGGCAGGTTAGCGATCAGCGACACCAGCAGCCTGACGCCCGCCGTGATGATTTTCCCGGTGTTGCCGGCGAAGGCGTTCGACAGCGCGGCGACAATCTGTGGGATGGCGGAAACCACCGTTGTGATGATGAGCGGCAGATTCTGAATCAGCGCGATGAGCAGCTTCACGCCCGCTTCCACAATGAGGGGGATGGAAAGAATCAGCGCGTTTACAAGGCCGTCCACAATCTGAGGAATCGCCGCCGTCACCGCTTCGATGATCTGCGGCAGAGCGGCCACCAGAGAGGTCAGAAGCTGAATGCCGGCTTCGATGATCTGCGGAATCGAGCCAATGAGGAAATTCACCAGCGCGGTGATGATAGCGGGGAGTGCCGCCACCAACTGCGGGATGGCGTCGAGCAGTCCCTGTGTAAGACCGAGAATGAGCTGCAGCGCCGCTTCCAGCAGCATCGGGAGATTTTCAATCAGTCCCTGCACAATGGTGGTCACGGCGTTTACCGCCGCGGGGATCAGTTCCGGCAGGGCTGAGCCGATGCCTTCCACTAAAGCCGTCACCAGCTGCACCGCCGCGTCGATAAGGAGCGGCAGGCTGTCGATGAGGGCGGAAACGATGGTCATGACCGCGTCCACCGCCGCCGGAATCAGCTGGGGCAGGAGCGTCAGAAGCGTGTCAAGCACCTGTGTGAACAGGCTGACCACCGTGGACAGCAGCGTGGGGAGCAGTTCTCCGACCGCCTGCAGAATGCCGTCCAAAGCGGCCGGCAGGGCGGCGACGATGTTCTCAATCACCGGCGTGATGTTTTTGACCACATTCTGAAAGGCTTCCACCACATTGCCGATCAGCAGCTGGATATCCGCGTCCGCGTCGCCCAGTCCTGCAATCAAGTTGCTGAACGCAGACTGCATGCCCGAAATTGACCCGCTGATGGTTTCGGTCGCTTCCTTGGCGGTCGTGCCCGTAATGCCCATTTCCGTCTGGATAACGTGGATGGCCGCGTACACATCATTCAGATTGCTGATGTTGTACTTCTGCCCGGAGAGCTTTTCGGCATCGGCCAGCAGGCGTTCCATCTCAGTTTTTGTGCCGCCGTAGCCGAGCTTCAGATTGTCGAGCATCGTGTAATTCTGCTTGGCAAACCCCTGATAGGCGTCCTGGATGGCGGAAATGTCCGTGCCCATTTTGTTGGCGTTGTCGGACATATCGGTAATCGCCGTATCCGCGGCCCTGGCCGCCTTGGCGGTGTCACCGCCGAGGGACTGGATGAGGCTCGCTGAAAAGCTCGTGACCGTTTCCATGTACTCGTTGGCGGATATGCCGGCGGTTTGGAAGGCGTTGGCGGCATAGCTCTGGACAGCCGAACTGGAATCCTTGAACAGCGTGTCCACGCCGCCCACCAGCTGCTCGTAGTCCGCATAAGCGGCGACGACTTCCTTGCCGAGCTTGACGGCAGCGGCGCCTGCGGCGACCACGATCGCGCCCATCGCCACGCCGACGCCCTTTAAAACGCCGCCCAGCTTTTCAAATTTGGAACCGGACTTTTCCGCTTCGTCGCCGCTTTCCTTGAGTTCGTCCCCTAAATTGTCCGCGCCCTCGGTTGACTGCGACAGCTCGCGCTCCATGCCGTTAAGCTCCGCCTGCGCCTTGTTGAGCTGTATCTGCCAGTTCTGGGTGCGGCGGTCGTTTTCGCCGAAGGAGTCGGAGGCGTTTTTCAGGGCGGCGCGCAGGGTTTCGATTTTCGCCTTCTGGGCGTCGATCTGCTTATTGAGGACTTCGTTCCGGGCGGCGGCCGCCTGCACGGATTTGTCCTGCTTGTCAAACTGGCTGGTGACAAGCGTCATTTCAGAGCCGAGCACCTTGAAGCTTTGATTGATGTCCGAGAGCGCCTTCTTGAATTCCTTTTCGCCCTCCACACCGATTTTCAGGCCGAAATTATCCGCCATATGCCGCTCACCTCCTCACAAAGGGCATGAAAAAGGAGCAGCCCGAAGGTTGCTCCTGAAACGCTTGTGTCTTTTAATAATTGATTCTGAAATAATCCAGATACTTCTTAAACTGATCCTGCGCCGCAAGGCAGGTATCGGTCAGATAGCCCTTTTCCCGATCCCACTCATGCAGCCCGCGATAGTAAAACATCTTCATGTCGTCGCCGATAATAAAGGGCACAATGTTGTTCCGCAGGCACTCCTTGAACAGAATCAGCCGCCCCACACGGCCGTTGCCGTCCTGAAACGGATGAATGCTTTCGAAGCGCACATGAAAATCCAGCAGTTCCTCAAAGGTCTTTTCCTTGTCCGCGTTGTAGTCAATCAGCAGCTTCTTCATGGCCGGGGCGACCTGCTCGGGCGGCGTGGTCTCCCTGCCGCCGACCTCGTTGGGTATCCGTTTGTAATCGCCCACGGCGAACCAGTCCAGCCGCGAATCGCTGGTGCCGTTTTTCAGCGTGAGATGCAGTTCCTTGATGAATTTTTCCGTCAGTGCGTATTTTGCCTGCGTGATGATCAGGTCGATGCACTTGAAATGATTTGCCGTCTCGACGATATCGTCCACGTTCATCGCTCCGCCGGCCGGGCCGATGGTGTTGGTCTCAAAGATGTAGCGCGTCTGGTCATGGGTCAGGCGGCTGCCCTCGATGTGGTTGGAATTATAGGTCAGATCGATCTGCACCTTGTGATAAATCCCGCCGGAGGTTTTCGCCGCCTGCTCCGCCCGCAGAATATCCAAAAGCGTTTTCGGCGCGTCGGAATGCTTATTGACGCGTTCCGGTTTTTCGGCGTTTTCGGGGATGTTCCATGTCTTGCCTGTCAGAAACGCGCCGGGAATTTTGTTCTGGGCGCAGTAATTGCGGACCGTCCGCTCGGACATCTTCCATTTCTTCGCCGTTTGTGCCACCGACAGATAGTTCATACCGCGCCCCCTTTGTATTTCTGTCTTTATAATAGCATATTATCGGCAAAAATTCAATAAAGTATGCACCATATAATCCGGATGTTTGCCGATGCCGGCAAGTTTCTGATTTTCATATCCCCGGCGGGATGATATCGTCAATGGAAAAGGTCTGCTTCGGCTTTTCCATGCCGAGAAACTGCTTGTGACAGGCCCACAAATCCAGAAACAGGCCGAGGGGCATCAGCCAGAAGTCCTCCGCGCCCATGCCCATCTGCACCGTTCCGTAGTAGAGCAGGCGCGTGAACACTTCTTCCATGTTCCCCCCGCAGGGATTGTTCACGCGCCCGGTGTGTTTTTTGCGCCGTCTTCGCTTTCGCTCTCCACATTCCGTTTGGTGCCTTTGAACATCGCCTCGGTGATGGCGTTTTTGTACGCCGCCAGATCCAGCGGTGAGGTCAGCAGTTCCACGTCCTCCTCGGTGAGCAGTTCCTGCGGCGCGTCCTTGTTTTTGAGATTGTGAATCAGGATGGACTGATTCGCCAGCAGGGTAAGAAGCCAGACGATCTCATCCAGCGCCATCTCGAAGTTCTCGGACTTCATCAGCTTTTCGCCGAGGTTCTCCAGCCCGCCGTAGCGCCGGGCGATTTCCTTGGTGGCGCGGGTGGTGAGAATCAGTTCATATTGCTTACCGCCGATTGTAATCACGGCGGTTCGTTCGTTTTCCATGCGTCAGCCCTCCTTATTCGCCGGCCGGTGCTTCGGTATAGGTGGGTTCATACACCTGCCCGAACCAGCCGGTGATGGTTTCGGACGTAACGCCCGCGGCGCCCTCGGAAACCTCCGCCTTCCACGGATGCGTTCCTTTGGTGTCCGGCTTGTTGCGGCGCATGACCGTGCCCTCGATGTTCGGCGTGGAAAAGGTGATGGAGTCGCCTTTGGTCTGCAGATTGGCGGCAGGGATGCCGAAAATAACGCGGTACAGCCAGAAGTAGCGGTACTTGCCGTTGGCCCGCAGGGCGCGGAAACCGATCGCCGCCGGCGGGGCAATGTTTTCGCCGGCGGAGATGAGCACGCCGTTGTCGTCCGCCGCCGCGCCGGTGAGATCCTGCGCGGCCGTGATGCCGATATCGTCCACGCCCAGCGTCAGCTTGCCGGATTTGAAGTCCTTGACCACCTCCGACGCGCCGTCGTCCGCGTAAAGCGTCGCTTCGGCAAGCTCCACGGACAATTCCGCCGAGATGGCCTTCGCGAGGATGACGGGCGTATCATAGGTTTCCTCGCCGTCCTCGGCTTCGGTGATTTTTGCGTAATAGAGCTTATCCAGCCCAATGGTCGCCATAAATTATTCCTCCGTTTCATAAGGCTGCGCCACATCAATGGCGTAGTGGTGGTAGCCGGTATCGTCCTCGTGCCCGACATAGGTGCGTCCGGTGACGGTGAAGCCGGCGTTCAAAAGCGCCTGCGTAATCTGCCGCTTGCGCTGCAGGTAGTTGCCCTTGGAAAAGAGCGAAATCCGCACCTCCGACACGTCCATCAGCGGCACGTTGTCGCCGAACAGGACGAAATCGTCCGTCAGCGGCGTCAGCACCAGATATTCGTCGGGCGGAACGCCCGAAAAAATGCCCGTCTCCACCGGAAGAATGGGCGTCAGAAGCGTATTCAGTTCGGAAAGCACGCTCATATCCGCCGCACCTCCTCGTCCAGCTTTGCCTTCATCGTCTCGATACAGGTTTTGCGGCTCTGCGTTTTCGCCGGCTTGAGAAAAGGCTTGGGCGGCTGGCCGTGTTTGCCGTACTCCAGAATATTGGCAATCTTGGCGTTACTGCCGCCGCCGGAGCGCGGCTCGGCAAAGCCAACCTTGATGTCCCAGCCTGAGCTGTCCCGTTTGGGCTTGGCGGGCGAAAGCCCCAGCGCGCTTTCCAGTTCGCCGGTGGAGCGGCTCGGGATTTTCGTGCCTTTGCCTATGACGGTGGAGAGATTGGATTTCACCCGCTCCAGCACGACCTGCCCGCCGGCTTCCAGCACACGGGGCAGGATTTCGTCTGTTTTTTCATTCAGCCGGGAAACCTTCAGGAGAAAGTCCTCCGGCATCTTGATTTCCATTCGTGCCATTTCAGTTCACACTTCCTTCCACCAGCTCGCACAGGCACTCCACATACATTCCGCGCCCGCGCACGTCCTCCGCGCTAATGATGCGGTAGCGCTTCTCCTCGCAGACGATGAAGAGAGACGGACTGACCTCAACGCCGGGGATTTTACGGAAGCGGAACAGCACGGACGCTTCGGAAAAGACCGCCCTGTTGGCCCATCGCTCCGAGCCGTTGCGGTCCTCTTTGTAGGCGCGCACCGAGGCAAGAATCGTGTCACCCTGCGTGATAAAACCGTCCGCATCCTTGACCGGCGCGTTGGAGATAATGTCGATGAAGCTGTTTATTTTTCCAAAACTCATAGCTATACCTTCCAATCCCGGTCCAGCCGCAGCAGCAGATTGACCGTATCCCACACCTGCCTGCCCGCCTGCACGGAATCGGCAAAAAAGCCGCCCGTGGAACCGTCACGGCTTTCATAAAAATGGCTTGCCAGCATGATGACTGCCTGTTCGGTGGTTGCCGGCATCGTATTTTCTGTGTAATAGCCCTCTGGGATATGCTGATAGCTTTTGGCATAACGGACGGCGGCGGTGATGTACATCTGGAGAAGTTCGTCGTCTTCCGTATGTGAAAGAATCAGATTAGCTTTGACTTTTTCAAGCAGCGTTTCCAGTGCCATGACCGCCGCCCCCTTTCTTCATTACGAACCCGCCGCCATTTTGAGCAGCTGAATGCCCTCGGCAAGAATCACCTTGCCATCCACGCGTTCGGCGGCGATAAAGCCCACCTGTCCGTTGCCGGCGTAAAGCTCGTTCAGCCTCTGCACCGTGCGGCCCATGCGGTCGGCGATCCAGTAGTTGGAGAAGTCCCCGAAGGCAATGGGGAGAGAGCCGGCTTCCGCGGCGGGGGCATAGGGGCTGGTGTAAATCGGATATCCCAGCAGTCTGTCCGGCTGTCCCGCCTGAATGGAAGGCTGCCAGAGGTACGCGCCGTTGACATCCTTCAGTTTGCGCAGGGCGGAGACCGTCACATCCTTCATCAGGAACACTGCGTTCCTGCGGTAAGGGGATTTCAGCGCATAGATCAGGTCGACCAGGTTATCGACGGTGATCGCCGTGGCGGAGCCCGCGGTTACGCCCACCGTGCCGCCGTTTTCGGCAAAGATGCCCGTGGGCTGGCCGGTTCCGGTGCCGACGCAGAAGGCTTCTTCTTCCGCGACGCCGAAGGCGCGTGCAAATTCGAGGGCAATGTAGCTTTCCAGATCGAACATGCTGTCCTGCAGAAGCTCCACGGAAATCTTCACAAGGTCGGTCAGCTTGAAGGCGTCGATGGTTTTCTGGGCAAAGGTCGGATTGCTCTCGGTGTAGGCGGCGTTTTCCGCCGTCCACTGGGCGGTGGAATGGGTGGCGGCAACGGGAATTTTGCGCTCCGCCGAGGTCGTGATCACCTTGGCGATCGAGCGGACGACATTGGCTTCCTCCAGCCCCGCGACAATCCGGTTTTCAAACTCCGCGGGAACCAGATATCCGCCGTCCGTGTCGGGGGACGTGCTCAGAACGTTGTTGACGGGCGCTTTGCCGCGCAGGATGTTCAGAAAATCCGCGCGGTATTCGGCGGCGGCGCGGATGCTTTTCGGCGCTCCGCCGGTCTTTTCCGGGTTGTTGGTAATAGGAGCGCTGGTCGCCTTTGAAAGCTCCGCGTCGATGGCCGACTGGCGTTCCAAACGCTCGATTTCCTTTCCCAGCGCCATGACGTCGGCTTCCATCTTGTCGTAGACCGCCGTGTCCTCGGCGGAAAGCAGGCCGTCGCCGCTCCGCTTGGAATCCAGGAACGCCTTGGCCGCGTCCCACGCTTTGGCGCGCTTTTCGCGCAGTTCGAGAATCTTGTTCATGCTGTTTTCCTCCTTAAAATCAGTGAGTAATCAAAAAAAGACGCTGTTCCAGCGCCGCGATCGGGGTTCCTGTCTTGGGTTTCGGCGTTTTGGGAAGCCTGCTGATCAGCGATGCCGTAACCGCCGTGCGGGAAAAGATCATGGCGTCGGCGGGCGCCGGTTCGCTTTCGGCAAACAGGATTTTGTCCGCGAACCCCAGTTCCACCGCCTTGTTGGCGTTCATCCAAGTTTCGGCGTCCATCAGGTGAGAGAGCTTTGTCCGGGACAGCCCGGATTTCAGCTCGTAGGCGTTGATGATGCTTTCCTTTACCTCGTCCAGAAGGGCCTTGGCCCGGAGCATCTCCTCGCTGTCGCCGACGGCGATGGTCGAGGGGTTATGGATCATCAGCATGGACACGGGGGACATATACACGTCGCTTCCCGCCATGGCGATGACCGAGGCCGCGGACGCCGCCAGCCCGTCAATCTTTACGGTGACGCGCCCGGCGTAGTCCATCAGCATGTTGTAAATCTGTGCCGCCGCGAACACGTCGCCGCCGGGGGAATTGATCCACACGGTGACGCTGCCGTCGCCGGCAAAAAGTTCGTCCTTGAACATCTTGGGGGTGACTTCGTCGCCCCACCAGGTTTCGTCCGAGATGACGCCGTTGAGATAGAGCGTGCGCTCATGGGAATCCCATCCCGCACCCAGTTCCAGAAGCGGCGAGCCGCCGCCGGCGATTCGCGCCCCCGGCTTTGATCTTTTTGAGGGCTACCTGCCCGCGTTTGTACCTGCATTCTCAGAAGCCTCCTCTTCATAAAAATTTCCCGCCTGAGAAAGCGGGAGCATGTTTCCGTTGACCAAATAGAGATCGCCGCCCTCCTCCGAGGGAATGCGGTTCATGTCCTCCAGCTCGCGGATGTCGTTGGCGGAGAGCCAGCCGTTCTGCCGCCCGACGGCGTACCCGTTCATGCGGCTCTGGTAGTCGCCGCGCAGAAGGCCGTCCAGATTAAACCGGATGAACAGCGATGCTTTTTCGGAGGGAAGGAGCAGGGACTGCTGAAGGCTCTGCTCCCAGCGGATCACCCACGGGTCGAGGGTGTACTTCACGAATTCCAGGCTCTGCTGTTCAATGTTGGAGAAGCTGGATTTCTCAAGGTCGCCCACCATGTGGGGCGGCACGCGGAAGATGCGGGCGATTTCGTTGACCTGAAACTTGCGCGTTTCCAGGAACTGCGCCTCCTCGGGCGGAATGCCGATCTGCTGAAACTTCATGCCTTCTTCCAGAACCGCGATGCGGTGGGCGTTGCCGCTTCCCTGGTAGACAGCGTTCCAGCTGTCCTTGACGCGCCCGATATCCTTGATAACGCCCGGGTGCTCCAGCACGCCGCCGGGGTTTGCGCCGTTGGCAAAGAAGCTGGCTCCGTATTCCTCGGTGGCAAGGGATATCCCGATGGCGTTTTTCGCCATGGCGATGGGGCTGTAGCCGATCAGGCCGTCGAACCCAAGCCCGGGAATGTGCAGGATTTCGTCCCGGCGAAGCGTGACATATCCGCCCTTTGGGCTGAAACCGCTTTCGTCCGCATCGCGGTAATAGGTATAGAGAAGCTCTCCAGACCGGCCGCGGCCGACGTCCATTTTGTTCGGCAGGAGCGGATACAGCGCTACTGCCTGCCCGCGCCCGTTGCGGATGACCTGCGCGTAGGCGTTTCCCCAGATGAGAAGGTGGCTCATCAGCGTTTCCCGGAACACGAACGAGGTCATTTCCGGGTTCGGCTCGTCATGAAGCAGGCGGTAAAGCGGGTGCAGGGGAACGCGTTCCTTTCCGCCGTCCGCCCTGTAACGGTAAATATGCACGGGAAGCCCGGCGACGGCTTCGGACAGGATGCGCACGCAGGCGTAAACCGCCGTGGTCTGCATGGCCGTCCGCTCATTGACCGCTTTGCCGCTGGCCGTGCCGCCGAACAGGAAGCTCAGGCGGCCGGGAAGACTGTTCTGCGGCTTGTCACGGGAACGGAACAGGCCTGAAAATATGCTCAAACGGCGTCACCTCCTAAAAATAGGCATAAGAAAAGGACGGCCGATCGGTCGTCCTTTCGAGCGCTGTATAATGTAAACGGCTTTTTTAATCCCGCTGCTTTTCCGGGTCAATCCCCGTGGCTCTGAAAATTGCTTCACAGAGAGCGTTCGTAAGATAATTGTCCCCGTCTTCCGCGAAAACAAGGCGCGTGGCGTCTTCGGATTCCTCCGCCAGCCATTTTCCGTCGTATGGATTGTCGTCCAGCATGGCCCGCTGTTCCTCCGTGTCGTTTTCAAGGGACGCGGCGTAAGTACCGTTGTTGAGGCCGGTCACATACACGTTATCCAGGAAGGACTCCATCTGCTCGCGGCTCATGCGTTTGATCGCGTCAAAATTATCCACGCGTTTTCCCCCGTTTCTCAGGTGTTCTCTTCCGTCTGCCGCAGCTGCGCGTCAAGATCGCGCCCGCCGTACATGATGCGGATGACGACGGCCGTTTTCCGGGTTTCTATCGGCAGATAAAACACCAGATAGCGATCAACCGGCAAAACCCGCAGCCCTTTGCCATGCCACGGCTCTTTTTCATAGAGCGGGAAGCGAAGCGGCATCTCGTTCAATCTTGCCGCCGCGTCCAGAATACGCCGGGCCTGCTTCTTTGCGATTTCCGGCTCCAGCAGCGAGAAAGCGATATATTCGTAAATATCGCGCAGGTCGCGCTCCGCCTGCTCGGTGTAGGCCACGTTCCAGACGCTCATACTCCGTAATCCCGGCGCATCCTGTCGGCAACGCCGTCCGCTGAAACAACCTTACCCGAGGCCAGATCCGCCAGCCCCTTTTCAATTTCGGCGTTGAACTGCTCCTCGCTGAGCGTGCCGACGGGCAGCGGTTTGCTCCGCGGCAGTTTCATATCGAAAGGAATCCCGCGCTGCAGCACGACCTGCCTCAGAAAAAGACCGATCGCGTTGGACATGGGGATGCCGAGCTGTTCCAGCACCTGTTCGGCCTGTTCCTTAATTTCGGGTTCGACACGCGCGAAAATATTTGATGTTCTTGCCATTGCGAACACCTCCCATACCGCTATTATACCCGATTGTATTGCGATATGCAATCGCTTCGCAAAAATGTTACAGAATCAGCAGCCCCCTTTCGTCATACACGCTTTCCACTGTTCCGCCGGCTCCCAGCGCCGCCCGGGCAAAGCCCATGATCATCGCCACCACGCCGTCGATTTTCTCGGTGGACTTTTTCTTGTTGGGCTTGATGTTGCCCGCCGCGTCCTGATCGATGATGACGTTTGCCATATTCCAGTCGAGGACGGGGTGCCGGCCGTGGCGGATTCTGCCCTCCATCACGAACTGGTAGAAATCCTTGCTGGCCGGTGACATGGAGCCGAAGCCCTGCCCGAACGGAAAGACCGTGAAGCCCTTTTCCTCGCCCAATTCCTCCAGGTCGCGGCGTACTTTCTCCGCGCCCCACCTGTCGTAGGCGATTTCGCGGATTCGGTATTTCTCCGCCAGTTTTCCGATGAACGCCACGATGTAGTCGTAGTCCACCACGTTTCCCTCGGTGGTGTTGAACACACCCTGCTTTTTCCACACGGCGTAGGGAACGTGGTCGCGCCGCGTCCGCAGATCGATCACGTCCTCCGGGAGCCAGAAAAACGGCAGAACGGTATATTTCATATCCCCGCTGCCCGGAGGAAAAACAAGAACCAGAGCGGTCAGGTCGCCGGTGGAGGACAAATCCAATCCGCAGCAGCAGTCCCGGCCTTCGTATTCCTCCCAGTCGATGTCCTCACCCAAAGCGCCCCATTTATCCATCGGCATCCAGCGGATGTCGGCGTTGCACCATTCGTTCAGGCGGAACTGCCGAAAGTGCATCTCCTCGGCGGGGTTCTGTTTTGCCTGCTCATACGCGGCCCTGACGGTTTCAAAAGGAATCGTCACGCCGATGGAGGGGTTCACCCGCCGCCAGACAGCCTCGTCCTTCCAGTCGTCGCCCTCCTCGATGCCGAACACGGCGGGATAAAACGACGGGTCGATTTTTGTGCCGTCCATCACAGCTTTTGCTTTGCAGTGGATTTCATAGCAGATGGAAGTCTTATCCCGGCCGGCGGTGGTGATAAGAAAATACAGCGGCTGGCGACGGGCGTCGCCGGTGTATTTGGTCATGGTGTCGAACAGCTCCCGGGTCTGCTGGGCGAACAGTTCGTCGAAAATGAGGCCCGACACATTGAAGCCCTGCTTGGATTTGGTTTCGGAGGAGAGCACCCGGTAAAAGCTGTTGGTGTAGGGAAAGATGATCCGCTTGGTGGAAGGGACCAGCTTGGAAAGCGCCCGCAGGTCGGGGCACTGCTCGACCATGGCGCGGGCGGTGTTGAACACGATGGACGCCTGATTGATGTCGGCGGCGCAGGAGTAGACTTCCGCGCCCGCTTCGCCGTCGGCGAACAGCAGATAAAGGGCGATGGCCGCGGCCAGCTCCGACTTGCCGTTTTTCTTGCCCACCTCCACATACGCGGTGCGGAACTGCCGGTACCCGTCCGCGTCCACGATACCGAAAATGTCCCGCACAATCTGCTCCTGCCACGGCATCAGGCGAAACGGCTTGCCGTACCATTCGCCGGTGGTATGCCTGAGCATCTGAATAAAATTCACCGCAAAGTCGGCCCGCCGGGCGTCGTAATGGCTGGTCGGCAGCATCAGCGGGGTCGGTGTATATTGAAAAGCGCCCATCAGCGGAACCTCCTTTTTATAAAAATGCGCGCAAAAAAGGCGGCGGACTGTTTTTGTCCGTCACCTTTTGCCTGAATGATTTTGTTGGTGTTACGCGCAGAAAATCCGAACTGCGTCCCTTAAGAACACGGCGCATCCGGGCGCGACGGCGTCATAATACGCAGTGAATCGCGGGTCGTCCACATACATCTGCGCAACGCCCCTGTGCGCTTCTTTGCTGTAATGATCCCAGTAAAAGCAAAGCCACTTTTTGTGGAGCGCGCAGGCTTTTTGCGCCAGTTCGCCGCCGTGATCGCCCTGCTCAAAGGCCGCCTTCAAGGTGCGGTTCAGCTCCTTCGTCAGGGCTTCCAGTTCGCCGTACTGCTCTTTGGTCATGTTTTTGAGCTTGGTGTTCGAACGGTCGACGGCTTCGTCCCCGTATTTTTCCCGGATTTCCCCTCCGTATTTTTGCTCGTTGTCCAAAATCAGCTTTTCCTTGAAGCCCTCGAATTTTTCCTCATCTGTCATTTCCGCTTCTCCCTTCATTGCCGAAATGCTTTTCTGTACATTGTCGATCAGGCGGTCCAGCCGGGCACGCTTCTCCCGCAGAGCGGTGAGATGATTCTGCAGAGCGGACAGTCCGTCAAAGTCCTTCTCCACCAAAATGCGCCCGATTTCCGAGAGCTCCACGCCCAATTCCCGGTAGAACAAAATCTGCTGGAGCCGGTTTACCTCTGCCTCTCCGTAAATCCGGTATCCGTTGGAGCGCACGGTTTTGGGCGGGAGCAGGCCGCACTGGTCATAATAGCGAAGCGTCCGGGTGCTGACGCCCGCCAGTTTTGCAAGCTGGTTGATGGTGTATTCCATTGACGTTTCCTCCTGTGAGTATCAGTGTAAACCATGACGCAACGTCAATGTCAATACTTTTTTGAAAATATATGGAACGAGAGCCAGCCCCTCGCGGGGGCGCTCCCGATTGCTGTCGCGGTTAATTGTACTTTTCGAGAATCATGGCGTAAACCGCTCTGACCTCGCCGGCGGGCTTTACGTCCCAGCCGCGGTCGTAGTTGCAAAGGTCTCGGTGGTCGTTCAGCCTGCGGATGGTCAGCTTGGAAATGCGGCCGCCGTCAATGCCGAATTCGGAGCCTTCCTCGTAGTGCTTGACCCAGTATTTGTACAGAACGCCCGTTTCCGGGCCGGTGAGAATGCCTTCGCTCCACATGGCGCTTTCCTCCTTACGGTTTCTCGGTCAGCTTCCCGTCGACCAGAATGCAGCGGTGCTCCCGCCCGGTTTCGTCCGCCGCGATAATGCGCAGTTCGCCGTTTTCAAAGGCGTTGTATGCTTTGATAAAGCGCCAGCCTTCGCCGAGCTGTTCCCTGATCATCTGCCTGTAATCCATCGTGGGTTCCTCCCTGAAAAAGTGTTGTGTGCCTTTCGGCATGTACATATATCACTCTGAACACCCGGAACAGCAAGTCATTTTGAGGATATATATTACACAAAGTTCTCGCTTGGAGATTGTGTGATTAACCCTCGCCCGTGAGGATGAACCGGGAATAGGCTTTGCGCTCGGTTTCGAGGAAGTCCGCCAGCTCAAAAAAATCCATTTCCAGCGCGATGCTTTTGACGGCGTTCGTATCAAACATATTCGTCCGCCCGGTGTCCCGCACGGCCAGAATCTGCTTCTTCACTTTTTCAGTCATGCCCGCTCACCACCCTGCAAATATCCGCGCCGTAGGCGACCGAAAGGCCGCTCCCGTTGTCCCACGCGACCATGATGCTGCCGGCGTCGTCCACGCCACGCACCGTGCCGCGGGTTCCTATGGGCGGGGCCTGCGGGTCATTCATCCGCACCAGTTCCACGCGGCAGCCCGTGGGATACTGCCGGCGGAGCCGCTCCACCGTTTCTCTGCTTGGAAAATTCACTTTGTTCACCGCCTTACCGTACTCTGGATTTGTAGGAGCCGTTGCCCTTGAGGTTTGCCAGCAGGATTTTCCGCGCCTGCTTGTATTCCTCCCCGATGAAGCCCAGCGAAAGAAGCCAGCACCGCATGGCGTATTTGGGGTTATCCGCCTCGTGCTCCCGGGCGGTGACGCGCTTTTTCTTTTTGGCCGCTTCGCAGAGCTTGGCAATCAGGGCAGTGTAGGCGGCGACGGTGTCGGCATCGTCCGTAAACCGGAACCAGGGGAAGCACAGCCTGCCGCCGTCCTCGTTCGTCTGCCGGATGGGCAGATCCTCCGTTCCCAGCGCCGCTTTCAGAAGCGCGGCCTTGGCGTCCACCATTTTGCAGAGGTTGTCGACCTTTCTGGGGGAAAAGCCGTCCATCGGCATCTCGATGGTCAGAATGTCCGGGGCGGCGTTCGCTTTTTCCGCTTCCGGTTCATCGTAAGCGCGAACCTCGGCGGAAAAGCCGCGTTCTTTCAGGGCGGCCTCAAGCTCCCGGCTGTCCGGGCCGGCGACCAGCCCGGTTTTGCCGATGCGGTACGCGCCGGCCTCATATTCGAACGAGGGAGCGCCGAGGTAACGGACCGGCTGATTCAGAATTTCACCGGCGGCGCCGGCCAGCGACTTGCGTTTCTCTCCGACAAGGTTGTAGTTGAGCTTCATGATGGAACCCTCCGTTTTGATTTGATTCCGGCGGACTTCCGTCCTCCGGTGACTACATATATCACTCCAAAGCGTGAGAATAGCAAGTCCTTTCGGCGCCGTAATGCCGACAAAGATGTGCGCGGAGGTTTGTGTAATTAAGCTTCCCTTGAAATGTCTTTGACAAGGTCGGCGAAGGCATAGGTCCTGCCGTCCCTCTCGCAGGTGACGTCCGCGCCGCCGTTCTGTTTGAACTTGGCATACCGGCGCAAAATCACGCTCGCGTATTTTTCGTCCAGCTCCATCATGAAGCAGATGCGGTCGGTCTGCTCGCAGGCGATGAGCGTGGAACCGGAACCGCCGAAAGTGTCCAGCACGATGGCATTTGCCTGGCTGGAGTTGCGGATGGGATAGGCCAGCAGGTCGAGGGGTTTTGACGTCGGGTGGTCGCTGTTCTTTTTCGGCTTGGCGAAATTCCAGACCGTGGCTTCCGAGCGGCCGGCGTACCACTTGTGCGTACCGGTTTTGAGCCAGCCGTAGAGAATCGGCTCGTGCTGCCACTGGTAGGGCGAACGTCCCATGACAAAGCTGTCCTTTACCCAGATGCAGGTTCCGGAGAGGTGAAAGCCGGCTTCCCGGAACGCCCGGCGGAAATTTTCGCCCTCGGTGTCCGCGTGGAAGATGTAGGCGGAGCCGCCGCTTTCCAGATTGTCCGCCAGATTCCGGAATGCCGAAAGCAGAAAAGCATAGAACTGGTCTGATTTCTGGCTGTCATTCCTGATTTTCAGTCCGCTGGAACCCTCAAAGTTCACGTTGTACGGCGGGTCGGTCAGGACAAGGTTCGCCTTGCGGCTTCCACCGGAGCTCCCGGCGCCCATCAGCTTTTTCACCGTTTCCGCGTCGGTGGCGTCGCCGCAGATCAGCCGGTGCCGTCCCAGCGTCCACACATCTCCGGGCAGAACAAAAGCCGCCTCTTCCAAAGCAGCCGTGAGGTCAAAGTCATCGTCCTGCACCGCGCCGGTGTCGGCGGCAAAGAGCTTTTCAATCTCGTTTGCCCCGAAGCCGGTCAGCTCCACATCAAAGCCGAGGTTCTTCAGCTCGCCGAATTCCAAAGCCAGCAGTTCCTCGTCCCATCCGGCATTCAGCGCAAGGCGGTTGTCCGCAAGGATATAAGCGCGCTTCTGCGCTTCGGTCAAATGTTCCGCAAACACGCAGGGGATTTCGGTCATGCCCTCGGCTTTCGCCGCCAGCACGCGCCCGTGCCCCGCGATGATGTTGCAGTCCTTATCCACAATGACGGGATTGACGAAGCCGAACTCACGGAGCGACGCGCGAAGCTGCAGAATCTGTTCCTTGGAGTGCGTCCGTGCGTTGCGGGCGTAAGGCACCAGTTTGTCGATATTCACTTTCTCAAACCGGGAAGTCCCGGCAGGAAACCTTTCCGTCGGCTGCATTGGCTAAAACCCCCTGTTCCTGAGCATCTCGAGGAATTCGTTCTTGCCCTCGTATTTGGTTTCGCAGTTCTGCGAAACGATCAGCCAGATTTGGTTGTAGACCGCCATCATGGCTTTCTGATAATCCAGCGCCATGTTGACGTAAGGCGACCGCTTGCCGGACGCGATGCGCCCCAGCCGGCGGTTCATGTATTCGCATTCCAGATAGGCCCTGCGCAGGAACGCGAAGTCCTCGATCAGGTTCGGCGCGACCAGTTCTCCGCACCCGGAACCATCGACCCACTCTGCGAGCATTTTATAAATCCCGCTTGCCGGCGGCAGCACGTCGCCGCCTTCCTTGGCAGCCATGTCAAGGAAGGACGGCATACGGCGGCTGCTTTTGGTTTTTGATTTCTGCGCGTTTGAATTTTTTTCAAAACCCGTGTTTGATTTTTCACCCGCGGGAAATTTCAGCTTGGTCAGTTCCCGTTTTCCGGGGTTGCCTTCGATGATCTTGTCCGCGAGCGGTTTCTTTGGGCGGCCCGCGCCCGGCCTTGCTCCTCCTCTCGGCACGGGCATCGCCTCCTTTGCCGCGCTTTTTGAAAAAGTTTTTGATTCTGCGAAAATTCATACGAAGGGCCGGGCGCGCTGTCCTGCCCGAAAGCCGCAGAGATTCGGACCGCCCCTCCCGTTGAATTCACAGACTTTGATTTATTTCATAAAATCAGAAATAATCGCCGCGTTCGGCATGAAGCCTTGAGTGGCACTCCTGACACAGCGCCTGCAGATTGCTCCAGTCGTTGGTGCCGCCGTCGGTCAGCCTGCGCCTGTGGTGAACCAGCTCGGCGGGGGTCAGCCTGCCTTCTGCCTTGCAAACCTCGCACAGCGGATACGCCGAAAGGTATGCCGCCCGGATCTTCGCCCACGACCTGCCGTAGCGTTTGTTGCTCTCCGGGTCGCGGCCGTACCGGTTGTAGCGCTTGGCTTCCAGCTTCGCGTGCTCCTCGCAGAATCTGCCGGCTGTCAGGTTCGGGCAGCCGGGGTAGGCGCACGGCTTTTTCGCTTTGTACGGCACCGTGATTTCCTCCGTTCCGGCGCATGGAAAAAGCCTCCGCGGGTTTTGCTCCCGTGAAGGCTTTCTGATTTTTTCGCCACTCTAACAATATCATAAGAGCCGTGCGGCTTTCTATGGTCTCGGGTGACGAATCGCATCCACCTCGTTTAACGCCTTGTTGTGAAGGCGGTGCACCCAGCGGATGTCGAGATGCAGCGCCACGGAGATTTCCGCCCATGTGTTGAAGCACAGGTAGCGGAGCTCCAGAATCGTCTGGAGGTCGGGCGCTTCCACACACCGGATGATCGTGACAATTTCATGCTTCAGGTCGATCAGGGCGTTCAGGTCGGCGTTGATTTCGTCCTCCAGGTCGATCATTTTGCAGATCACGTCTTCCATGCGGTGGAAATTCCTTGTGCCGCTGTTCGGCGTCTCGCCCAGAGCGGCGGAGGCTTTCTCCGCCAAATTCCGGAGCGACTGGACCTGCTCCAGTTTTGAGTTGATGCGCTGGTCGATTCGATAGGCTTGGGAAAGGTACTCCTTCGCCGTCATTTCCTGCGTGTTCATAATCTGTACCTCCGGTTTCTTGATCCCTCGGATTGGCACAAATTGTCTCAGGGACGAAGTCCCTTATTGTCATCAGATTTTCAGATCGGCTTTGACCGCCTCAATCAGGGCGGACTGCGTGCGGTCCTTGGCGGAAAGCGCCCTGCATATGCGGCCGTCGATGGTGCCCTTGGTGACGATATGCTGCACCACAACGGTGTCCGCCGTCTGCCCCTGCCGCCAGAGCCGGGCGTTGGTCTGCTGGTAAAGCTCCAGACTCCACGTCAGCCCAAACCAGATGATGGTGGAGCCGCCCGACTGCAGGTTCAGCCCATGCCCGGCGGACGCGGGGTGCACCAGCGCCACCTGCAGCTCGCCGGCGTTCCATCTGCGGATGCTCTCCGGAGTGTCGAGAGGTGAAAACGGAATGCGGAGCTTTCGCAGGCGCTCGGAGATTCCGGCAAGGTCGTGCCTGAACCAGTAGGCCACCAGAACCGGTTTGCCGTTCGCCGCCTCGATTAAATCCTCCAGCGCGTCCAGCTTGCGGCCGTGGATATGAATCGTGCCGCCGGCGTCGTCATAGACCGCGCCGTTTGCCATCTGCGAGAGCTTGTTTGACAGCGCCGCGGCGTTGGCGGCGGTGATCTCGCCGTCCGGGAGCCGAAGCACCAGATCTTTTTTCAGATCGTTGTACCGCGCCCGTTCTTCCTCGGAAAGCCGCACCTCGTATTCGCTGCTGATAAGCTTCGGCATCCGCAGATGGTCGGCGGACTTCATGCTGATGGTGATGTCCGCGATTCTGCGGTAGATTGCTTCCTCCGCGCCGGGCAGCGGCTTGTAGGTGAACACCACCTGCCCGCTGCGCTTGTCAGGAAGAAAATAGTCCGTTCGGTACTGCCCGATGAAGCGGCCGAGGCGCTGTCCCATATCCAGCAGCCGGTATTCGGCCCACAGATCCATAAGGCCGTTTGCGGACGGGGTGCCGGTCAGGCCGATGATGCGGCGGACGCGCGGGCGGATCTTCATCAGCGCCCGGAAGCGTTTTGTCCGGTGGCTTTTGAAGGACGACAGCTCGTCGACCACCACGGTGTCGAAGTCAAAGGGGACGCCGCTCTCCTCAATGAGCCACTGGACGTTTTCCCGGTTGATCATGCAGATATCCGCCCGCCGCAAAAGCGCCGCCCTGCGCTCGGCCTCGGTGCCCACCGCCACGGAGCAGGTCAAAAGCGACAGGTGATCCCATTTCTGAATCTCGGCGGGCCATGTGTCGCGGGCCACGCGGAGAGGCGCGATTACCAGAATACGGTGAGCCTCGAAGCTGTCAAACAGCAGGTTATTCAGGGCGGTCAGCGTGATGCTCGTTTTGCCGAGGCCCATATCCAGCAGGACCGCCGCGACGGGGTGATCCTCGATGTAACGGACGGCATAGGTCTGGTAGCTATGGGGTTCGTATTTCATCCAGAATTCCTCCAATCTGCTCTGGCCGGTCCAGCACGAAAACCCGAAAGCCCAGCCGCCGCAGCGTCCGGTGTCTGGCTTCCTGCAGGGGGCGCGGCGCCCTGCCCGGAGCCTTGACCTCCACAAAGGCCATGCGTCCGCCCGGCAGCAGAACAAGGCGGTCGGGCATTCCGCTCATGCCGGGGGATACGAACTTCAAGGCCAGACCGCCCGTCCGCCTTGCCATCAGAGTGAATTTTTGCTCGATTTCCTTTTCTCTCACGGCCGTTTTCCCCTTTCAAGTGACCTCGGCGCATGTCATTTACCGAACTTTTTCTTATGAGATTTTTTATGTGTCTAAGAAAAGTTTTGGAAGAGACCTTCGTCGAGGTCACTTGATTATCTTATTTACTGCAAAAAGCGCTCGAAATCTCCGTCGTCCGTTTTGAGACGGAGCCCGGTAAAAAAGCGCCGGCCGTCCCGGACAATCCGCTCAAAGCCGGCCTTTTCCAGTGCAAAATAGAAATCCGCGGTGCTGCGGACATATTCGTTTGTGTCGATGCTGTAATTGCGGTACGCCTGATACAAAGCGCCGGAGCTTTCGCGGAAACCGGCGGCAAGCTCGCACCGGTCCTCCAGAAAATGGCCGAACCAGTCGTTCTGCGCCCGGTACTCGTCAATGGCTTTTTGCACGCATGCCGGCACGGGGAGCTTGTAATCCAGCGCGATCACCTTTCGGGCACCCTCGATGATCCACGCCAGAATGCTCTCGCCGGCATTGTTGTAGAGATATTCGCCGTAGTTCTTGATGTCGTTTTTTCCTTCTATCTTTGCGCCAAACGGAATCACGATCAGCCTGCGCCAGATTCCGTCGTCGGAGGCGCTGACCTTCGGCAGGTGGTTGGTGTAGAGAACCAGCGTATGGCAGGGCGTGAAGCTGAACGGGTCCTTGTACTTTTTCTCGGCGAACACATCGTCGGTGGAGCAGAGCTGCTTGACGGTGGAGTCGTTGAGCCGGGCGCCCTCCTGCATTTCGGCGGCGATGAGCAGGCGCTTGCCCTTGACCTCGGCCAGCTCCGGCTTGATGTTGCGGCGGCAGCCCACCGTCAGCGTGTCGGCGGAGATGTTGCCGCTGTACAGACCCAGCACGCGGGAAACCGCGTTCCAGAAGGTGGACTTGCCGTTGCGCCCGCAGCCGTAGGCGATGATGAGCGCTTCCACATAGACCTTGCCGACGGCGGCAAGCCCGCAGATCATCTGCACATAGTCGATGAGTTCGCGGTCTTTGCAGAAGATGAGGCCTAAGCTGTCCTGCCAGAGCTGCCCGCCTTTCCTGCCGGGCGAAACAGAGGTGATTTTGGTGATAAAGTCGGACGGCGCGTGCTCCCGCGCGCCGTCGAGACCTTTGCGCAGATCGTAGGTGGCTTCGGGCGTGCAGAGAAGAAAGCAGTCCGCGTCCAGATCCCTCGGGGAAATCTCCAGCATCGGGCGCGCCTCTTTGAGCGCCGCGGTAATATTCTTGGAATCGCGGCGGCGGATCGCATAGGACTGGTAGGCTTTCGCCGCGAGATATTCGGCGTAGGCCTCGGACTGCGCGTCGTTGAACAGCGCTTCCGCCTTGGCTTTGGAGGTCGTGTCGAGAATGCCCTGCGCCCCGCATCCGGTCAGCTTTTTGGCGGCGGCCAGCAGATCCCGGGTCGCCTCCTCCAGCTGGCGGCGGGTCAGCTCGTGGGCCACTGCCTGTGCGCCCGGCTCGGTTTCCTTCCAGTAGTGCTCCGTGTACCGGATAAAGTGCGTCGCCGGCGAGTAGCGCAGCTCACCGGAAAAGTGCTTTGCCAGCACCTCGGCCTGCCCGACATCGGAGAAATCACCGGGTTTGTATGAGACATCGCCGTTATAGACCTCGGGCGGCACATAACTGTCCTGACGCTGAATTTTGGCGTAAAACCGCCGGGCGCTGTGCC